TTACATCATTTCTGGCAGAATGAAAATCTAGACTAATTTCTCTGTCAAATTGATTGAAGTGAAAATAAAGTCTGTCATCTTTTTCAAGGATATTTTCAGTTCTGTTTTGGAATTTGTGTTTCATAAAAAGTAAAATTAATGACTGCTCATTTACTATACCACGAAAGTGACGTCACTCTGTATATGTTTTCGTTCCGTAACAATGTTACTTTTTTTTCTTTGTAAGTTTCTTTATCAAATTTTTTACTAAAGGTTTGACAATATTAAGCAATAGTGGAGTAGAGGCAGCAACAGTAGCAATAACAGCAGTGCTAACAAGCTGTGGAGGATTAGGTATGTATTGCTCAATGAACGTAACGCTTTCATAGAGAGTTATACATTTACTACCATCTTCGCTTTTTTCGTGACCTACAACACGTTCCAGTTTAAATTCGTTACGATAATCGCCCACCCTTTGATCGTCTGGTCCAGGGCAAGCAATAAAAAGTATTTTATCTTCTTTCTTTTTTGGTTCGTATTTTGGCGGTTCTACTGTCGGTGGTACAAACTCTTCTGTTTGATTAGTGGCTTCAGCTTGCGTGTATTTAAATTCGTTGGGGTTGTACTCCAAAGGTTCAAAACTAGGAATACTAAAATTGCCACATTCTGTATAAGTTCCATATTCATCTTTAGGATCATCAATAAGGCTGGTTAAATTATTTCGATGAACTCTTACGCAACCAGGAATATCTACAACAGGTTTATTTGTGTAATTTACTATTGGATTATTGAATTTCCATATTGGTATTGTATGTATTTCAACCTTATTTATTTCAAAACGAGGTATATCAATCAAAGGCATCTCTTTTCTTCAATACTTCTACTTCTGAAAAGCATTTAGGACAAGATAGATTAGTCATTACAGAAAACTCAGGATAAGTTGGCATAGATTCATCTATATCAATATCGCCACCCCAAATTAATTCAGTATCGCACCAGTAACAATTCATTTGATAATCGGCATAGATGGACCTGTCATTTTAGGTAACCCCTGATCTAATATCTTTGGCATCATGCCTTGAACATTTGCAAGAATCTCATTCATAACTCTTGCTTTAAAATTTTCTGAAGTTACATACTTGTAACCTATTACTCCTGTAGCAGTCATAGAAGCTACCATTACAAATGAGATAATACTCAAAATATTAGCTATTTTTTGAAACATGATAAAATTTGCAATTTTAAGAGCTATGTCTGTTATGAGCATAGCTGTTCTATTGCTAATTATAGGATTATCGCCTTTGTATGTCACCATGAGTCTTATGACAAGACAAATGCAGCATAAAACTAATTAATCCTTTTTAACTTTTTCTAATTCTGGTTTTTTAACAATTAAACCATGATTACTTTCACCTGCAACAATTTTTGCTGCCTCTTTAACACCTAAGATTGCACCTTCCAATCTATCAATATTTCTAGCAGATTCTACAGAAACTTGATCTGCTTTTAACTTTTGTTCTCTACAGTTTTGTAGTTCTAAAGTGAATTTTTGAACTAATGCAGCCAATGGTGCATCTTCTTCTATTCTGTCCATAATTTATGTTTGGTAAGGTGTTTCACCTAGTATAGCGGTATCCCACTGTTTGACTAATTCATCAGTGGTTGTTGCTGAATCAATAGCTGAAGCAGCAGGAGCATCACGCAATGCTTGTTTTTTTGCAACTATATCTGTAGTGTTTGCTGATGTTTCTTGTGCCTTTTGAAATTCAATATCTAAAGCCTCAAGCTTTGGCTTTCTTGCTATTCGTATTTTGTCTTTATGAATAGCTTTAGCTTTAGTCATATCAATAGAGAAATTTTTGTGCATATCTATAACCCTGCCCAATATGCCTCTGAACCAATACCAGTTCCGTCTGGTGATTCAATTTCAACTGTCCACGCATTTCTAAAGTTACGATCAGGAGGTAATTCTGAAGCATCACAAATAAAATATTCTTTACCTGCTGGAACATCTTTTTTACAGACATCTTCAAAAGGTAATTCACCTGATGGGGTGATAACACATACAGTGCCATCATCATCTTTGTAAACAATTTTTTTGGTAGTATCGGTGGGCATAAAAAGTATTTTTTTATAGAATACTACTGATTTTATTATCTTGCAAACATCAAAGTAGCAATATGAAAATCACCATAAGTTGAACCGCACCTTACACCAGAGGAATTATATTGAATTGGGTTACTACCAAAACCACCCTGAGAAAAGATAATAAATGGAGCAAGACTATTGGTTTTGTCATAAGCACCTAAAGTTGTTGTTGAGTAATTACTATCAGCCATAGATGTTGAAAAATTAACTCTGTAGTTGCCTTGACCAAAGTCAGTAATACTGCTGACATTACCACTAGCTCTAACACTTACTGAACCTGTGCCTTTAAAATTAACCCAAGCTCGAAGTGCATAATTTGGTGCTGATCCAGTTCTGCTATTTTCTAGAAATCTTGCTTGTCCAGTTGTATTTCCAGATCCAGTAATAAATCCTCTTCCGTTTGTAAGTTGGTTGTTATTTGTAGGGATTGTACCAGTTGCAAATCTTCCGTCTAAATCAACAGTAACAGCACCCAAACCTGATCTGTTTAAGGTTAAAACTCCATTACCAGTATTGAATGAAGCTGAACTTACATAATTATTTGTGAAAGAAGTAATATAACCAGCACCATTGGTAAGTTGGTTATTATTAGATGGAATTGTTGGTGTACCAGTTAATGAAGAATAAGGAATACTGGTTAAATTAGCACCACTTCCATATAAAGTATCGAAATATCCATTTCTAACTCTTCTATCACTTGCTCCAATATCATAAGTGCTGTCTGTTGCTGGGTCAAAATGTCCACTACCATCAACTACCCATCTATTAGTGTCGTTTTCTCTAAAAATTATTCCAGAAGTACCACCAGCAATATATAAATAATTACTATGATGTTGAATTTTACCATAGGCATTTCCTGTCCAGCTTCCGTTACTAAGTCTAATGTCACTATTTGCTGCAATAGTTACTGCACCGCCACCTCCACTAAATGTAATATCACCGCTTGCTGTATCTGCTGCATCTGATCTCACAAACTGACTTGAATCAATACCATCTAAAGTTGCTGCGTTTCCTCCATCAGCAGAAGTTATATATCCAGCACCATTTGTAAGTTGGTTATTGTTGGTTACGTTTGTTGCTCCGTCAGCCACATTTAAAAACGATCTTATTGCACCAGCTTTTCCATGTCTTATGTAGTTATCATTATTTGACTCAACCATTATGCTGGTAACAATGTTTGTTGTTACATCATTAGCCGTAGTGTTGAAATAATTTGCAAAAACATATCCGCTTCCATTTCTTCTTACAATAGTATTATTACCAGCACTAGCACTTTGGTTGTAACCATCTAATAAATCCGCATCTAAACCACTTCCAGAGCCATCTACAGTTTTTATAAGTGTAAGAATTTCTGAGGCTGTCTGATCTGCGGTGGCTCCACTCTCAATTCCATCTAATTTACTGTGATCTGCATTTGTAAAATTATTATCAGTTTGACTTGCAACAGAAA